AGTAGTGTACTCCTATCTATACAGATACAAACAAACATAACCATGACTCTTGATAAGGATCTCATCTTAGAGTTCCAGCAACGAATTACAAGAGCTAAAGATGCCTGCACTGCTAAAGAAATAAATAGTGATTTACTAGAAGCAAGGCACAATTACTTTGGCTTTGAATACTGCAAATCAATAGATATTCAATACAGGAATGATGTATTCTTTAGTGATATAATCTTAGATATATATCCAGATATCAACCCTATTGATTATAAATTCCCAAATATAACGCCAGATAATTATGTATTTGTACATAATACATTATACGTTTTAGATTATAAGGTATCTGTATCTAATGAGACTTCCCAGATAACTTTCAATAAATATTATGAATTAACACGCGAGATATCTATTGAACTAGGACTTAGAATAGAAGTAGCAATTATTAGATGTGACCCTATAACTAGAAATATTTATATTTCCAATGATAAGTTCAGAGATATATTCCCTAATACTCCACAAGATTTATCTTTTGATTGGTACTTTGATTTGAAGCAGATCTTGTATGACAAGTTTGGTGAAGATGACGAGTTCCTATTAAAAGTTGCCCATGGAGATTTTACTCTAACTGCACCATGGTGTAAAACAGGATGTGATGAGTATAAAAGCCATCCGATATTTAAAGAATTTAAATATAGTATGCCAATACCAGAGAGGAGATTATTCGATGAGTCCATGAAATTTAGTGCTTATGAATCTGAGAGATGGAATACACAATTATTAAGAGTTAAGGATTATACTAAAGAAGCTTATGATAATTATGTAAATTCCTCTGCTAAAACAATATTCACTATAGATGGGAATTATCCACAACCCAATCGTGATGAGATTCAAAAAGGTTGGAATGAGATGTCAAAGCGTATTGAATTAGAAAGAGAAGTATCAAATGATTTTAATGACCAAAAACCATCAATTCATTTTATATGGACTGAACCCAGCATATCATACCCAACACAGTCTGCACAAAAAATCCAATTTTTAAGCGATTCTTTAAAATATTTAGAGGGGACAGGTAGATTTAAAGATGCTTTTATTTCGATTGGAGAGATGATAAATCTCGAATCTAACTTTAGGACATATGAATCATTTTGCAATGATAGGAAAACTAAAGCAAGACAAACATGGGGTCAAGTTCAAAATCAAAAGTTGGAACCTGTCAAAATTGGCCAAGCATTAGTCTTATGGGAGCAACAGTTTGTCTTAAATTCGGAAAAGATTCAAAAGGATAATAAAAGACATCTTATAAAAGAATTCTATGGCATAGGCGGACATAAGCAATTCAAAAATAAAACAGAAGAAGATATAAAGTTAAGCAAACCAAAGATACTAAATTTTAACAATGAAATCATTAAGATAAAAGCAATATCTATGGTGAATCAAGCAAAAACTATATTGGGAAATCAGTCGACTTATAAAAAAGACCATTTTATAATTGAAAATTTTGGAGATGAAATTAAATGTGCAAATGAAAATACATATAAATTAATCTCAAAAATACTATCTACAAATTTTTGGAGTTGCATATCTGACTTTTCTGTACTAATGAAAAATATATTATCTGTATCTCAATATAATAGACACAATACTTTTAGAATTGCCACATGTGCAAATAACAGTATGTTTGCACTAGTTATGCCATCTGCAGATATTAAAACTAAGAAAGCAACTGTTGTATTTAATATTATTTGTATACACAAATCAGAAGACAGTGTCTTTAATCCAGGCGTCTTGCACATGACTTACAAATCAAGAAATAACTATGTGTCTGTATCAAAAGCTGTACGACTTGATAAAGAAAGGTGTCAAAGAATAGTCTCATCACCAGGATTATTTTTGTTGACTGTTTTACTCTTTCTAAACAATAATGAAACACTAAGCTTAGATGACGTTATGGCCTTTTCACTTTTTACTAGCCTGTCTATCACAAAAAGTATGCTTTCTCTAACAGAACCTTCTAGATATATGATCATGAATTCATTGGCCATAAGTAGTCATGTGCGAGAATATATATCTGAAAAATTTAGTCCATACACTAAAACTCTTTTCAGTGTATACATGACAGATTTGATCAAAAATGCTTGTTTTGATGCATACCAACAAAGGAATAAGATACAACTGAGAGATATTTTCTTATCAGATTATGATATAACACAAAAAGGGATAAAAGACAACAGAAATATTAAGAGTATATGGTTTCCAGGAAGTGTAACATTAAAAGAATACTTGACTCAAATTTACATGCCATTTTACTTTAATGCAAAAGGGTTACATGAGAAACATCATGTTATGATAGACCTTGCTAAAACAATCTTAGAAATAGAGAGGGATCAAAGAATGATGGTAAGTCAAATTTGGTCTTTAGAACCTAAAAAGCAAACTGTAAACCTTCAAATATTAATGCACTCCTTAGCAAAAAATCTACTGTTGGATACATCTAGACATAATCATTTACGCAATAGGATTGAGAATAGGAATAACTTCAGAAGATCTATGACAACAATATCGACATTCACAAGCTCCAAGGCATGCATTAAAATTGGAGACTTTTCAAAGTTAAAAGAAGCACAAACTAAAAGAGATAAAAAAGTAAATCTAAACAATGAGAAAAGATATAGAGTTGCAAACAATTTATTTACAGAGGATATAAATATGAATGCAGAAGTTGCACATGCAACATATAATATGTTAAAAAATTCAATACCGAATTATGTAGATTTCACGTCTACAAAAGTCTTTGACAGATTATATGAGAAAATAAAAAACAAGGAAATCCATGATAATGCTTGTATTGAAGAAATAATGGAAACCATGGTGAAACATAAAACATTTTATTTTTCTTTTTTTAACAAAGGACAAAAAACTGCAAAAGATAGAGAAATATTTGTTGGTGAATATGAGGCAAAAATGTGCTTGTATGCTATTGAAAGAATTGCAAAAGAAAGGTGTAGATTAAATCCAGAAGAGATGATCTCAGAGCCTGGTGATGGAAAGCTTAGAGTCTTAGAACAAAAAAGCGAGCAAGAAATTAGATATTTAGTTGAATCAACTAGGCAAAAAAATAGGGATATTGATGATGAAATTCAAAATTTAATAGTAAATCCTGAGGAAAACTTAGAAAAAATTGAATTTCTACAAAAGCAGAAATATAGAGGTCTTAAATTAGAAATTAATGCAGATATGTCAAAATGGAGTGCACAAGATGTTTTTTACAAATATTTCTGGTTGATAGCATTAGACCCTATTTTGTACCCACAAGAAAAGGAGAGGATAATCTTCTTTATGTGCAATTATATGCAAAAGAAACTTTTATTGCCTGACGAGTTACTATGTAATATTCTTGATCAAAAGCTGTCATACAATAATGATATAATTTCTGAGATGACAGACCAGCTATCACAAAACTTTGTAGATATAAAGAGAAATTGGTTACAAGGGAACTTTAATTATACATCTAGTTATGTTCATACTTGTGCAATGAGTGTTTACAAGGATATTTTAAAACAGATGGCACTCTATTTAGATACAGAAATAGTAGTAAACTCGTTGGTTCATTCTGATGACAATCAAACATCAATTACTCTATGCCAAAATAAGTTAGATGATAATGTAATCACAAACTTTTCGATTAAAATATTTGAGTCAGTTTGCTTAACATTTGGTTGTCAAGCTAACATGAAGAAAACTTATGTAACGAATTTTATCAAAGAATTTGTGTCCTTATTCAACCTATATGGTGAACCATTCTCAATTTATGGGAGATTCTTATTAACATCTGTCGGGGACTGTGGTTATTTGGGTCCTTATGAAGATCTTTCTAGTAGGATATCGTCAGCCCAAACTGCATTAAAACATGGCTGTCCACCTAGTTTGATATGGGTTTCTATAGCTGCAAGTCATTGGATAACATATCTTACTTATAATGCATTGCCTGGACAATCAAATGATCCAATAAATTATTTCCCAGTTGAAGCACGAGATGAAATCCCAATTGAGCTTAATGGGATTTTAAAGGCACCATTATCATTGATAAGTATACTTGGCTTGGAATCAGGAAATGTCAATTTCTTACTTGGATTACTGAGGAAGTATACACCAATTACAAAGAGGCGGGAAACTATATTAACACAATGTCAAGCAATCTCATCCTGGGACATTAACTCAATGACGCCAAGTGAGATATTTAGATTAAAAATATTAAGATATTTGGTTCTTGATTCTGAAATGGATCCAAATGATATAATGGGAGAAACATCAGAAATGAGAGGAAGATCTATTCTAACACCTAGGAAATTCACAACAGCTGGATCATTAAGAAAATTAGTCTCTTTTAATGACTTCCAGATTGCCCAGAAGTCAGAAAATGGCATCAACAGTATATTGGAGTATTTAATAGAAAAACCAGAATTACTAGTTACTAAAGGTGAAAATGCTGAAGACTTTAGACAATCGATTTTGTATAGATTTAATTCCAAACGATTCAAAGAAAGCCTTTCTATACAAAATCCAGCTCAATTATTTATAGAGCAAGTCCTATTTTCTAATAAACCAGTTATTGATTTTACGGGAATTAGAGAAAAATATTTAAATTTTAATGACAGCTTAAAACAAGAAGAAGGCACACAGATTTTAGGTCGAGTGACATTCACAGAAGCATACCGGCTGCTTATGAGAGATATTGAAGAACTATCGTTATCAACAGAGGATATTGAGACAGTTTATTCATTCATAATATTGAATGATCCGCTTATTGTGGCCACGTGTAATATGATTCTATTATCAGTTGTTGGGAATCCACAATCTAGATTAGGCATGTCATGCTCAACTATGCCAGAATTTAGAAATATTAAAGTGACAATTAATTCACCTGCATTAATATTAAGAGCTTATAGCAAAGGTACTGCAGACATCATAGGGGCAGACCCAACTGAAATGTCTCGTGATCTCATTCATTTAGAGGAATTTATAGCAGCAACAAAGTTAAAGGAAAAAATGGAATTCAGGATAAAGAAAAACGAAGAATCATGTAACAAGAGAGATATTATATTTGAAATAAAAGAATTAACAAGATTTTACCAAACATGCTATGAATATGTTAAATCAACTGAGCATAAGATCAAAGTTTTTATTCTACCTAGTAAAGCATACACAACAACAGATTTCTGTGCATTGGTTCAAGGTAACCTAATATCTGACCACCATTGGTTCACAATTCATTATCTAAAACAAATAATGTCTACTGCATCTAAGGCAATTGTACAATCTATGCCTACTACTGAGTTGAATATAAGTATAGAATGCTTCAGATTACTTCCACACTTTGCTGACACTTTCTTAGAGATAACATCCAGAATTGCTTTTGTAAGAACAGTTATTGAGAAGTTCACATATAAAAATATATCAGTTGAATACCTTTTTAAAATATTAATGAGTAGTAATTCAAGATTAGATTTTATCCCACTTTTATTTAGGCTAGATTTATTGACACAATCGGACTTGGACAAATATGATGCTTCAAAAAGTCAGGAAAGAGTCTCATGGAATGATTGGCAATGCACTAGATTTCTAGACACAGGACCTATTAATCTAACAATAACAGGCAATAATAGATTAATAACAATTTTAGGAGAAAACAACATATTACAATATTCTGAATTACAATTAGGTAAAGTGTATCCTGATAATATCATTAGGAGTGGCAGGAAATTATTAAATACTAAACATGGTCTGAAATTTGAAAATATGAAGAGAGTTCAGACTTACCCTGCCACATACTATATAACATACCAGAAGATTGATAAAAACAGATGGTTTTATCAAATACATACACATGAATCAATACAGCGAAAAAATGAGGAAATGTTTGGTAATAAACTTAAAGCATTTCATGAAATAGTCCCTGTTTGTCCTGTAAATGTAGCAGAAGCAGAAGGCTCCCAACGAATTTGGCTGAGAAAATTAGACATTTTAAATAACAGCAATTTCTCTATAGCTAAGGTCAAGATAACAACTGATGAATTTGCAATGATTAAAAGGTCACATTTTAGTAAGATGACATTCTTTGAAGGTCCTGAACTCAATACAGGAATATTGGATATTTCAAAACTTATGAAATCCCCAGAACTTCTTAGTCTGACATATGACAATATAGTAAATGGAAGCATTATACCTTTCTCAAAGATATTAAATTGTATAGGATCAAGAGGTCTAGATGATGGTTTAGATTTCCTCTCAGATGATCCCATGGAATACACAGAGGGGGAGACAATTAATGCAACACCCATATTTAATATATTTTATTCAAAGAAAGGTTATCGACATATGACTTTCAAAAATGCAATAGCTACACTAATAGAGAAAGAAGTAATTAGATTTGAAAGGACTTTTACTTTTGCAGGTGATGGATTTTTATCGAACGAGAATTTGGGTTGTTTGGAAAGTATAATATCATTAATTAGATTATTGAAAACTAATGAATGGTCAACAATAATGGAAAATTGTATACATATATGCCTAATAAAATCAAATATGGACTCTATCTTCCACTTATTTGATGTTCCTGAATATTTTATAAAGGATAAATACCAATATTCTATCAATTGGCATAACTACTTAGAATTTATTGAGACAATACCAAGACCAGCAGAAGCACCCTGGAATGTGATCTTTGAAAATTTTGTAAAAAAGTCAAAAGAATTGATATTAGAAGAATTGAAATCTACACGAAATTTTCAAGAAATAGCAGCAAATGTAGCAAGGAGAGATGGGAAATCAAATCTTGATTTCGTATAAAATAATAAGAATTATCTATATAATTGCACTTTATATTACCATTGAAATCTTTACTATTGGATATTAGAATATTCTGTTTAGATAGGAGCACACTACT